CGCGTAGTTCAACTGGAAGAGAAATAGCGTGACCGAATGCGTTGTCACCAATCATGATTGATTCGTAGACATCAACTGCAGTTGTTCCTGTTGGAGCAGTCTGTCCTGGGTTTTCTGGGTTTCCACCAGTTCCTGGACCTGTGTTTGCCTTTACTGGAACTTCTGTCTGGTCAGCAGGTGCACCAATGATGCTGCTGTAGTTAACAGCAGTTCCTGAAGCAATCTTCTTAACCTGTGTTGTCTCAATGAATACAACGTCGTACAAACGACCGATTTCACCAAGCATGAAGTTTCCTGGAGCAGCGTACTTTGTAACTTCGATGAACTCTGGGTTCGAACGAATGTCACGTGACTGCTTAGGGTGGATGAACTGAACATAGGTCTCACCAAGGCGAGGGATGTTCTTTGAAGCAAGAGTCAGAGCAGCGTCCTTAACAGATGCTGTTGACAACTTGTCGTTCGCTCCGATGTCGGCAATACCTGTTGCAGGTGTGCCTTCGTTGTACCAGTCGTTAACACCAGAAAGACCTGAGCGGTCGTATCCGAATACTGCAGAAGTTGCAGCACCAAGTGTGTTACGTGCCTGGATGTCTAGGTACTGTGCCATGTGGCGACCTAGGAGACGTGAAGCAGATGCCATAACGTCATCGAATGATGCGTTAAGTAGGAGTTCAGAAACTGCTACTGCGTAGCCGTGCTCTGCAACTGTAATTGCAATCTGCTCTGCTGTAAGAGCGTTGGTTGTAAGACGAACACCTTCTGTAAGAGGAGTTGGGTCTACACCGAAGTTCTTGTAGCGGAGGAAGTTAACGCGAAGACCTGGTGCAACACCGAGTTCTGTCTTCTTAACTGCGAACTGCTCAAAGCGAAGAATTGGCATCGCTTGGAACAGGATTTCTTTTGACCAGATGGTCTGAATGGCTTGTGAAAGCGAGGTGTTGCTACCTGAATACGCGGTAGGTGCTCCTGCGAGTTCACTTGTGCCAGTAATTGCTGATGCCATTTTGGAATCAGTCCTTTCCTGTTAGATGGTTAGTTGTTTGGGGCTTACCCGAACAGTCCCCGACCGCGATTATTTGATGCTTCGCCAAGTAACTTGGCTCTGTTCTTCGCATAGTCTGCCAGTGACATTTCCCTGATTGAGTCAGGGGAGTACGAACGTTGTTCCGAGTCGTTATCGAGAGGTCCTGATGCTGGTGCAGTAATACGTGCTCCAGCCATTTCTCTGCGTGCACTAGACATTGCTTGTGCTGCAGAGTCGAGAATCCGAGCAGACTTGTCTTTTAAACTTGCGATGCTCTGCTCGATTTCATCGCTGTTATTTCCTTCAACCAAATCAATGAGTTCAGGAATAATGTTTTCACGTTCCTGCTCAAGACGTTGCTGACGGTATTGCATTACTTCTTGGAATGTTCTTTCTTGCTCTAGGAGTGCGAAAGCACGTTCTCTTTCAAGACGTTCTTCTTCTAGTCGAGCCTGAAATTCTTGTTCCTTCTTTTGAAGGAGTTCACGAACATCCATCTCTTCTTCTAACTTCTTTTGCTGTTCAGCAGCCTGAGCCTGACGAATCCGCTCTTCTTCGGCTGCACGCTCATCGCGCTCCTTCTTCAAGGTAGCAAGTTCATCCTTCAACTTTTCAAGTTGCGGATACAACTTAGCCTTCTCTTGCTCACGAGCACGAACAATGTCGTCCTGCGTAAATGGTGAGTTAGCCATTTGTACCTCTGGAGTCTCGCTTTCCACGATTGGAGTTGCAGTCTCTGTCACTACTACTGGTTCAGCAATCATTTCTTGGTTTTCCATAGAAATCACATCTCTTTTCTTTGTCGTTGTCCGAATGTGGTTTCCCACGTAGCCCGCGTTATTACCCTGCAATTTTCAACTATTAGTTGATAGTTGTCAGGTTAAATCAAATGATTTCATTTGATTTTTATTGCTCCCTATCAACGGCTCTTCGCTGCGGAATCTTCGTTCCGTATGCTTCGGTAACCAGTTTTTCTCTCAAGGCTGCCTCAGTCTGGGCTTCAATCATCGCCCCTTCCTGAGTCGCTGGGTCCTGCAAGTTCTCAGGAGTTGGTGCTCCATCTACCTTGTCACCCATGATGTCCCCATCAGCCAACTGTGTTGGTTGGAGTGGAATAGCAGAGTTGCCATCAGGACCTGGCATCATGCCAGTCATATCCTGGATTTCTTTCTGAATCTGAACCTTAATAAGTTGTAGGGCTCCATCAGAGATTGCATCGGCACGCAATTCAGAGCGAATCTCAGCCAACTTCTCTTCTGGGAATTCTTCGCCAAGAGTGCGAAGAGCACCTTCCTTAGATTCAAGACCCATACCAAGTTTGGTTTGAATTTCATTAAGAACAATTAACTTATCAAGTGGCAGTGGAGGTGGGAACTGCACGTAGTTTTGATAGGTAAGAGGGTCGTTAGGGTCAAGTTGTGTTAACTGACCTTCCTTAATTGGACCGTCTTCATCTGGGTTGTACTTAAGCGTTTCTGGCTCTTTAAGAGCAAGATGCAGAATAACTAATTCATTAATACGTTCAATGCCTTTTCCGTACTGTGCCACCTTTTGTGACCAACGGTTCATCAATGGCTGATACTGAATAGAAAGAGCAACACCTGATGTGTTTGAGATTGGCTGAACTTGTCCAAGAGCAGACTCTGGAATGTTCATCATCTCGTGCATAGAACGCTTAAGAAGTTCTAGGTACTTTAAAGCACCGTCAATACCTGATGCTCCACCTTCAAGGTTAAACACCTGTGAATCTTTGGGTAAACCGCCCCAGACTTTCTTTGGACCCTTTTCAAGGTTAGAAGCCTTTGCTCCAACGATAACTGTTACAGGAGCAGCGTGATAGTTGATGATGTCTGCAACATCTGTCGAGATTTCGTTATAGGAGCGGTTAATAGTAATAATGTCGTGACAATCGCTAAGTCCCCATGGAGAACCTGCAACTGGAACATTAGGGATATGCACCACAGGGATTTCTCCTAGTGGGTTTGGACGAGAGTCAATCAACTCATCGTTGATGTACTCCTCAATAATGTCGTCTGTAAGAATTTCAGTGTATGTAAATACTTGACGAGTTCCTTCTAAAGAAGTTCCCCAGAAACGATACTTCTGCTTAAAACGAAGTAGTCGAGTACGGTCATGTGGGTGGAACTCTGGAAAACAAAATGCTGAGTTCATAGGAAGAATGCGGACACGACCTGGGTGAGTACGACCCGTTGAATCTGCCCAAGGTTCTTCGTAGGCTACCTTTACAAAGCAATCTCCTGAGATTCCACCGCTCTGTGCCATTTCCAAAAGAACTTGCATCTTGTCGTTATCGACTTCCCAAACACGTTGTAAACGGTCTGGAATAATTGCTTCCGTTGCTTTAGGAGAACGGAAATGTAATCCTTTACCAAAAGTAAATCTTGCTAAGTAATCGTTGAATGCTCTGTAGTAATTAACTGCAATTTGCATTTCGCCTTGTTCACGACGATAGCCCCAGTGATGTCCTAGGTACATTGCCCAGTTAAGTGAGTAGCGATTTAAACGAGGACCATGAACTTCAAATTCTTCGTCTGCAAGTTCCACCAAACCAAGTGGAGAAATAGAGATGGTTAAGTCAGAAGACGCAGCCCTATAACTCGGTGGTGAAAAATCTACAAAACTCATTTATCGCCCTTTTTCTTGTCAGGCAATCTTACTGTGGATTTGCCTTTTTGTTGCTTTTCAAACTGCTTTTTTTGAAGAATTTGTCGCTGATACACAGGGTCACTTGTATCGACAAATTTGCCTCCCGCTTGAACGTACTTCTTGTGTACCCAACTACTTGCAGCAGGATTTGGGTAGCGAGCAAACTTCGCTTTCGCTTGGGCAATAATCATGTCCCAAAGTTTTGTATTTGCTGGTTTCTCTGCCACTGGATTCCTCTACGACTTAAAGCCCCCTAGGAGTTACCTAGGGGGACTTAAAGGTTTGTTTTAAATTAGTCGTTTACAACTGTTGGGGACACACGTTGTGTACGTCCACCAGAACGAGCAACAACTTCAACTGTCTGCTCTGCATAGTCACTGAATGAACCATGTGAGAACTCAGCAAGGAATGTTGGTGCTTCTGTCCATGCAGCAGAGCCTACGTGGGCACGTGCTTGCATTGTTTCTGCAGCAGTCTTTGTGTGAACTGGTGCGTTACGATTTGGACGACCAGCAGCAGCAGCATAGCCACTCATGATTCCTGTTTGGAAATCGCCTGGAACGTCTGTATCGGTTGCAACGCCTTCTTCGAAACGAAGTGGACCGCGACGGGTCTCGTTACCCGCAGCCTTCATTTCATAAGTGTGTGTTCCCTTTTCTGGGAACTGAGGGTTTGGTGCTAGTGTCATTTATGACTCCTAAACTCTAGAGTTAATCTGGACGGCCTATCCATAGAAAAGTGTGTCTGATAGAAGGTGTTCCGTAGTGTCAAACTCAAAACTAATTCTTACTGAAAAAAGGGTTGGAGGAAAGCACTACTTCTGGCATAACTAGGTCTTTGGTCAGGGAACAGGCGATGGCTAGGGAGTCCACATAGTCGTCATGGGCATAGGACTCGTCTGGGGCAGCCACTAAGAAGTTAGGTCCCTTGTACTGGACTTCGGCATCCACCATCTGCTGATAGAACCGTTTCCATGTACGAAGACGACGAGTTTTTGCGTGTGCAGGGAATCCCAGCATTTTTCGTTGAATTAATGCTTGTAGATGCTTAAAACGCTGTGACTGTTCTGTAGGACTTGAAGTTACAGGTGCAACCTCTGCTCGTGGCATAAGAATCTTTAAACGTTGAGCAACAGCATCGCCAACACCATTTGCGTCTACGCCAATTGCAAGAACGTCATAGTTAGAGAGGAAGTTAACAATTTGGAAGTACTGTTCTTCCCAGTCATCACCCTGTAGTTCTAACCAGT